TCAGCCATTGCGACAGGATCAGGCTGCCCACCTGGTTGCGGTGCGCCATCCTTCTGCGCCTTCAGCATATGAGCCTGCGCCGTCATGCTCTTGGCGTCGGCTTCCTGCTTCTGGATCTTGAGCATCGCAACCTGCGCCTGCATCTCTGGCGGCGGCTGATCGCGCTTTTCTTCCGGCTGCATGAATTGTTCTGGATTGCTCCAGCCCATTGCCTTTAACGCAGCAATGTCGATTGCCACCGGGTCGTAGAGAGAAGGATTGCCGGCCTGCAATTCTTTCAGCGCGAGGACTTTCATCTGACGCTGTAGTTGGCTCGCCGTGTTTGGATCAGCTTGCGGTACGAGCTCATATGTGTTGATCGCACGGATAAACTCTTGTTCTGTCCATTTGCGCGCCGGACTCGACTGATCGTGCATGAACGACTCAGGATGCTCGCGGAACGTGCGAACCAGCAAACGGAATTCATCAGCCTGGGCGCGATGCAGACGCTTATGAACGCTGTTCATCACCTTGGTTGATTGATCAATCATCGCCAGCGTCGTGCCAACAGGCGCATCCTGCCTGCCTTCGCCCACAGCCATCTCTGCCGTACCGCCTACGCGCTGTCCTGTTTCAACCATCGCTTGTACGAGGTTAAACATGGCCGGCCCTGGCTCTTTATACGGGAGCGGCATCACAGCCTGGCTGATCGGTGCGCCGCCAGTGCGAACCATCGCAGCGCCGCCAGGCGGTACACGAAACTGATTTGTTTGCTGGCGCGCGCCGCTATCTGCAATCAGAAAGCCTGGGAAATTCGCAAACATGCCGGCGTCGAGCATCTCGCGCCACATTGCTGTTACTGCTTGCGTCGTGTTGCCCAGTATATGGAGGAGACCAATATCGTAAAAACCCAGACCGGGAACAAAGCTGTATTTGACAAAATTCTTGCGTGCTCTTGGAAGGACATCGCCTGCTTCGCCCGTCGGCTCATCATAATTCCTGACAATGGAAAGGATCTCACGGCTGGAGACGTCGATCGTGACGCGGTACGGGATCTCTAGCCCGGTTTCTTTGCCCTTGTGCTTGTGCTCGAAGCCAAGGATATCGAGCTCGCAATAGCATTCGTAGATCTCACGATCTCTGTCCTCTGGGTTCATTGCATCTGGCGCAATGCCTTGGACGTTAGCTTTTTCTTGCTGAACACTATCCTGGTCTGACTGCATCGGCGTAGTCAGATCGACGTCGCGATAAACGCCGAGGATCTGCAATCTCTTCACAGTGCTTGGACGCATAAACACACGATGCGTGACGCGCCTGGCGTCTTCCAGCGTCGTTGCCGCGTTATTGACGATCAGGTCATTGGCATCGACTGACTCAGAAACAGGACGATTGCGCAGCGGACAAAAGTAAACCTTCTTGAAGCTTGTGCCGCCAAAGCCAAGCATGAACAGCATGCGATCCGTATCNGGATAATACTCTGTCGCCGTGTCGGTCAGGTAATGGTTGAGATCGTCCTCAAGATCTGTGGCGAGCTCATCGTTCTCGATTGTTGAGCCGCCTGCATAGTCTACGCGGATCTTTACCGGACCGTCAGTCGGCAGCAATTCAGATCGAGCATTCGATTGAAAGCGCAACACCGCTTCTAGCAAGAGCGGATGACGGACCTTGGACATGCCTTCGATCGGTGCGCCGTCGCCAGATCCCTGGCCTGTTTGGCTATCGAGCTTTAAGCCAAGGAGTCGGATGCCTTGCGCGCGGTCGTCGACCCAATCGCGTCGGCTATCCAGGTCGTCTTCAATGCCGCGTAGGAGATCGTTGGCGATGCGTGACAGCTCGTTGCCGTCAATGTCCTCAACAAGGTTTGCGAACCACTCAGCGGCTTTCTCTGCCGTATCGTCTTCATAGACAGGCTTGCCGTCGAGGCTAATCGTGATTGAGCCATCGGGATGCTCAACGCGCAGAAGAGGCTTGCCTTCGAAATCGGGAAGATCATCGTTCGCCGCACTATCTTGCGGAGCATCGTCGATCTTTGTACCGCCAAGGGCGAGATCACCAAGACCGTTTGATGCTGGTAAGCTATGCTTCAGACCAGGCGTTAAAGACATTCATCATTGTGGCTCGATACGCAGGCACGCTGTGACAATGCCGCACTGTACTGTCAGTCACCTGGCAGAGCAACGAAGCGATTAGACTATACTGGGTACAACGGCGGTGGCGGCTTACCAGAATGCGATCGCATGATATCGAGCATGTTTGTGTGCTCTTTGCCGCGCATAAGGACTCCGCTCTTGCGCGCCCAGGTCAGCGCCTGACTCACCGTATCGACCAGGTCATCATGTTTGGCTTTCGGAAAGCTTGCCACCTGATTGATTGTGACGTCGGCCCAGGGACGATCTGGTGCAGAGATCAGNCCATCGTTGAATAGATGCTGGACACTGTACANCCTGGAGAGNTTGTCTTGATTCTTTGGATCAATCAGCGTGACGCCAAAGTCTTCATGGCCATACACACGCCGCAGCTCTTGCGCCACGCTATGGCCGGCAGCCTTGTTCTCGATCAGGAGCACGTCGATCTGATATTTCTTGCAGACGTCTGCGACACGCTCGACAAGCTCATATAGCTCCAGGCGTTCTGTCCAGGCGTAGATCATCATCATCTTGGTGTGCTCTTGCGTGTATTGGCGCTTTAGAGCGGCTTCTACCTCTTCATCCTTGTTGATATACCTGGTCGGTGCTTGCGCTGTTTGCTCGCCGCCCGTGTAGAAACCCCACACCGTCATCGCACTCGGATCGTTCTCTTCTTTAAGCGTATAGGCTGTATCTAGACTCCCGATGACGAGATCGAAGTTGGGATACTCTGGCTTGTCATGTAGCACCCAGGCGTCACGCGGTATAATGCCTCCTCCACGCGGTACAGGCGCTTGCTGGTTTTGACCAGCGGTCGCCCACTTGCCCATGACGCGCTCATCGCGATCGACAACCTCTTCGGGGAAGCGATCAGGAAACAGGAGCTGTCCCTCGTACGTCCTGGGGTCTTCATAGCCAAGCTTGGTTGGCATGATACGCGNNAGCTCTGCGCGCATGGGCAGCATGATATGATCGTAGCCGAGCTGCTTATCCAAGATTACGCCCGATATGTCGTCCTCTGCCAGGCGCTGACATATCACCAGGATGGCGCTTTCCCTGGGGCTAGAGAGACGGCTTGGTACAGCCTCAAGGAACCAGTCTGTTGTTGTCTGCTTGATCTGCGCAGACATGGCATCCGTCACCGATAATGGGTCATCGCATACGACTCTGTCAGCGCGCGCGCCGGTAATTGAACCGGCAGCCGCGGCCATACGCCAACCAGTCGAGGTGTTCTCGAACCTGGTCTTCTGGTTCTGGTCTGAGGTTAGCTTAACGTGAGGCCAGAGCCTCTGATACCACTCGCTCTCGATAACGCGTCGCATGCGCAAGCCATCGCGTATGGCCAGATCCTGGCTATGCGAGACGCAGATATAGCGCATATGCGGCATGTTCTTTGGCCCCCATTCCCAGAGCGGCCAGAAGCAGTTCACAAGCAGGCTCTTCATGCAGCCAGGGGGAATGTTGATCAGCAATCTGTTGTATGGCGTGCCATCATCCAGCGTGACGCCATTTGTGATCGACTCCAGGTGATAGCAGATGAACTGTATATGCCAGTTAGGCGAAAACGGCATGGCAGGCTCGATGATCGGCCAGCACTCCTGGATAAACGTATAGAGATCGTCCCGGCAATTTGCGCGCACCAGATCATCGTCTATCTCGTCAACGTCGATATTGCGAAAGCTTGGATCGAGATCCGCCAGGCTCATCAGTGCATCCTGGCTTCAGACCACCGTGCGGAGCCGATAGAGCCGGCTTCTGACATGGACAGGTAAATGACGCCTGACAATGCATCACGCCATTGCTCGGCTGTTCTACGGTCTGGAGCATCATAGCAAAGCAGCCTGGTTGCAACGGCAGCCAAGACCTTCAGGCTTTCCTCTCCATCGAGACCATGCATATCGAGTAAGGCGTAGATCTCATGACTGAGGATAGCGATGACTTCACTCTGGTTCATGGCCACCGCCTTTAGCAATCAGGAGAAGCTGCTTGAGCTGATCGCGCTGTTCTGCCGTCAAGAGCTTTACATCGACCTTGGATACAGTCTCCTGGCCATTTACTGTAACTGCTAACTGATCACGCTTTTCACCGTAGTCCTCACGGAAACGACCAGCCACAACCTTGTTATACAGATTGCCGTTAAAGCCTGGCATTGTCAGTCCGCGCTGACCAGCTTCTTCCCACCAGCTCTGCGCTAATTCTCTTGCTCGCGATAAAGCGGTGAAAAAATCATCATGCTCCATTGCCCAGTTCTTCAACGTGTGTCTGTCAACATTGAAGTAGGACGCCATTTGAGCCAGGCTCTTTCCCCTGGAGCCGAGGTCTAATACTGCCTTGCAATGATCTGGGTGATACTTGCTTGGTCTGCCTATTGGCACCTTGAAGGACAAGCCTTCAGCGTCTTGCTCATCAGAGCTTATCGCTGTCTTGCCGGCCTTGTACGTCCTATCGGCGACATCCAGCTTTAGGTCTACTGCTTCCTCATTCATCACCAGCGCCATTTGAGTCTAGCGTAATTGGCCACGGTTGTAGCCCTAAGAAATCGCGGACCTCTGGATACTCAAGACACAAACGCACAAGCACGATCACTGGACCTGGTATGTCCTTATCGCCCTCTTCCCATCTGCGTACTGTACGATCAGACGCGATACCAAAAAGCTCTGCAAAATCACGCTGATTTAAGCCAAGGCGATGACGCGCGTCTTCAAACTCTTCTGGCGACATGTCGTACCGGATACCAGGCGCTTTCATTCAATTCCCCTTGGCGAAAAATGGAGAGCGCCGAAACGCCCTCCAAGATCACCTTTTGAGAGGCACAACATGCCGACCAAGACATACTGCGCTACGATTATCGTGTTAGCCCCGCTGTAAAGCAAGGATTTTGCTTGCCTTCAACAGATATCATCGACGTGATTGCGCAAAGGATGACGACACCAAATGCCAGTCGCCGTTCCTATCTTTCATATCTGCATGCTTTTCCTGGGTGTCCCAGTTAATGCAATGACGCACATCCTCATGCTCATTCATCGAGCACGCTTCACGCGCGATTCTTTCGCCTTCGATATTAAACGTCTCACGCAGGAAAACCGTCACGCCCCGGTCGTTCTTGTACGACACGCCGCTAAAGCATGAGCGCACCTCTGGCTGACAGAAATGCGTGTAGGATGAACTGCCAGTCTGCTTGATGGATTGCGCAATGGCGTACTTGGCATAGTCCAGCCAACCCTTATCCTGCGCCTCTGATGCATGCGCATGCGATGGCACAAACGCCATCAGGCTGCCAATAATACTGCCGCCGATAAGCATGCCTTTAACGATTGCCAGGGCTTTGGTGTTCATCTCTTGCTTTTGCTGATTCGAGTACATGATTCTCTCCATTTGTGGACATGATTGCCCGGTTAAACGACTCACTCTTTTGGTAGGCGTCCGAATTCATGGATGCCGTGTTCGCCTATCTTAGCGCCTGGGAAGAACCAGGCATTATGCTCTTGGACGACGGTACGCTCGCTATAGATCTCGATGTTGTAGCAACCGTCTTGGTTCTGCGATGGTACAATCCGACACTTGAGCCAGGGACGCGGTTTCTGGAACGCGTCAAACCGCGCCTGCGCTGCCTCTATTGTAGGAAAGTCATAGTCAGATTCATTCGCCACTATTTGTCACCGTCATAGATGTAATCGAGGCCATAACCAGACAGCCGCTTAATGCGCAGCGCATACTCGACCGGAATGCGAGCACCACCGCTTTCCCAATTCCAGTAACGATTGCCCTTGTCCTCGTAATCATAGATGTCCCTCGCAAACGCAACCCTGGTGTTGTAGCCCATTACCTTGCGGATCTTTTCCAGGCGTTTACCGATATCTGAAAACTCTGCCTTCTTCATTTGCTTCTCCTATTAGGCGGACATGATTGCCCCGGTAAATGAGGTGGGGCCGAAGCCCCTACCCTTATGCAGCGCGCTTTGCCTTTGGCTTTGCTGCGACCTTCTGTGCGCGTTTATACGCGTCCTTGATGTACTTGGCGATATGAGCGGCGCGTGCCTCTTCGGTATGGAAGAATGAGTCTGTGCTCGCCTGGTAATCTTTACCGTTGCGCAGCGGCTGCAAGGTCAGGCCGTATGGGCCTTTAGCGTTTAGTTGTGCGAGGTAGTTGTTTGCCCATTCCATTTGGTGGCCGTAAAACTCGTCAGCTTCTACAATCGAATGCTCTACCTGGAACGTGCTAATGCGTGTACCGATCTCGCGGCACCAAGGATCCGTCAGCGCCCAGGTTTCTGTATGGCTGTCGTTGAGGTTGAAGCGGCTGGTTTCGACGCGAAACAATGTAGTCATCTGTTATCTCCATGTAGGTCAGAAGCGACCATGCACAATCTTATGCGCTACATTTGTATCCATGTCAATTGGGAAAATACAAAAGAATTCAAAATAATTGGCGGCTTGCGAGATTGAAGAGTTTACTAGGTCAGCAACGCTTAAACCCGGAGAGGCTCCATCCCGCTTTTCGTTATTGGTCTGCCGCCATCGACCTCAACTTGTCCTCTCCATCAATCCCACCGGACGAACGCCGACACAGCGGGAATTCCTATTTTTGAAGAGCCTTTAACAGCATATGAATTATCTCCATAAGAACCTTGTTTTCGGATCTTAAAGAAGCAAACTCATCAACGTGGTTTGTTGGCTCACTTTCAAAAAGCAATTCATGCGGCTTTACACCGATATGCGGAGCAATCTTAGACGCCCATTGTGGTGTCATTTTCCGACCGCCCTTTTCTGGCCACGCCGCTAATCTCCATATTTCGACAGGCTTACAGCCTATCAACTTGGCTAATGAAGGATTTTTTAACCCCGCATTTTTGATCAGTAATTTAAGATTACTCACTGTAAATAACCTCAGTTGCATATTCATCGACAGTCCAGCCTTCGCGGAAACAACGAAGAGCATGGATGGTGAATGATGCGTCTAGGTCATAGCCAAGAAGCGCCTCAACTTGCAGGAGCCATGTAGTGAACTGCATCACTCTCCCTCCTCATCAAGGCGCCAAAGCAAATCCTCAATCGCCTCTTGCTCTGTGTAACCGTAACCGACGGGGGAACCTTCCCCGTCGTATGTCTCATCATCAATGGCTGACCAATCCATGCAGCGCATCGGAATAGGAGGCTCGTAGAAGAATGTCTTGATACGCATAGCGCCCTCCTCACAGATCGCGCCAGTAGATACGCTTGGTCATGTCGCTATCGAGACCGAAGCAAACCTTGACCCAATGCTCTACGCGTTCATCTGAACCGCTGATGTAAATGCGGCCCTTGCCAAGGAAGCGGCCGAATAATTCGCGCTGTTCTTTTGCTGACATGCGGCCCGACCAGGATCCAAAAATTGTGCCGGTCTTTTCTTGAAGGAAGAAGGCGAGGTTTGCAGCGTAGTCCATGTTACTCTCCGTAGCGGCCATAAGTGACCATGTGTTATCTGTAGGCTACAATTGTATCTGTTGTCAAGCGGGAATAGCAGCTAATTTTCTACGGGCGCGTTCTTTTCTATGGCGAGCGTTATTGGCTTCTCTACAGGCGTCGCACCTACATTTGTGCTTTTCGTATCCCTGCCTTGTACCGTGCTTCCACACATTTAGCCTTATAAGCTGGATGGCGCGAAGACAGGCACCTATTGCGCATAGCTCGCCAAGAATTATACTCAGGCGAATAAACTGAATTAACCCACTTACTTCGCGGCATCTTTTTCAAGTCTCCGCACAATGAGCATGGCGTATCCCGCCGTGTCTAGCCACGAATCTGTGTGGTTTGGATCCCCGGAAACAATGCGTCCAAGCTTATGCGCAATCATATCCAGAGCCTCTAACTGATCGACATCGAGCGTATCGAACGTGTAGTTGCGGCCCATGCGCATGACATCCTTGATGCCCTGGGTTATGGCGGCATGCTGCAAGAAATTGCCGTGCGTTTTTCCACGCTCTTCAAGAACGGTATCGACGTCGGTCATCTCTTACGACCTTCACACTTGTAGATCTCGTTGTAGCCTTCGTCTTTCTTGCGACGGTTTGCTTCCGTTATGCAGGCATCGAGCGTTTGATAGGTCGCTACGTCATCGCAGGACTCGCCGCCGGACGACATGAAGACGCATAACATCAGCACATATGTCACTGCTTCTCTCCTAATGCCTTACGGGCTTGGCGTAGGTTGATCATAATAAATGCTTCCAACTTTTGCCTAATTTAATTAAAGATATGGCATAATTAGAAACATTATATTGTTTTGCTAAATCAACACCTAAAACTCCCTGTTTAAGTCTTTTTCTTATTTCAATAACGTCGCAATCTTTCAATTTGCTTACACCGTTTTTCTCTCCTTTGGGTGCGACATGTCTACCTTTGACCATCATATCAGTCATGTTGTCTTGGTGCGTCCCTGCAAATAAATGCTCAGGATTAATACAAAAACCATTATCGCATTTATGCAAAACAAAGCCATCAATTGGTTCGCAAATAAATGTTTTATAAGATAATCTGCACCCATTTTTATTAGTTTGCCCAACTTTCAATTGCGGTCTTCTATGTTTTCCCTTCCCTCTCAGCGAACCTAACCACAGCCAGCAACCACTGTTTGGTTCTGGTATGCAATTATCCAATAATCTTTCTTTGATTGTTAAATTATGCCTAGTCATTTTTGATGCCCTTGGCTTTGGCCAACGCTGCCTCTAGTTCAGCGATACGAGATTTCATGTCAAATGTAGTCGCTTCAATATCGAAAAAATCATTATTCGCTATCCTTAATAGTTCTTTCAATTCCTCAATCCGTTCAGCCGCCTCACCGAGCATCCTTTGCCCGGTTGTAACATGGGCGAGGCGTAGTTTTTCAAGCAGGGATAATTCAGTCATAGGCTCTTGCCTTCCAGAACAGCCTTGGCGCGCAGGATCGCCCTTTCTAACGGAATCTGATATTTGTCAGACACAAAACAATTCAGACATTCAATCAGCTCACGCCGCTCTACAGCGTATCGGTCACACGCATCGCGCATAACCTCTAACTGATGATCTTTTTCATTCAACATCATGCGGAGCCGCTCGATGTCCATCAGGCAACGTCGCTCTATCTCGCTTTCAGTCATTGTCTATCTCCTGGCTTTTCTTGGCGACCTCTTTATCTCGACGCATCTTTTTACGAGCTGACGAAACATAGCTTCTGATAGCGTTCTCGCTAGCGCCCATGATCATGCTGATCTGTGAATAGCAAAGGCCGCGCTTGTAATGCTCGTACGCTTCTATCTCGCGCCTGGCGATAGGACTTGCCGCTCTGCGTTCTATACGCTTCTGCCTGGCAGTAGGCGTTTCATCTAACGGTGGAGGTACGACATATTCAGGATCTCGCTCTAACCATTTCACCCTGGGCAACGACATTAAAACCTGGCGCGCACAAGACGATGTTGAGCTCGACCTGGAAACATTATGGACCTCTACGATCCATGATATTTTTTCAATAAACATCGAGCTGGCCAGCTTTCCGCAGCCGATCAATACGCCCGGCAATCGTGTTACGGGTTAATCCGAGAAGCTTGCCAATTTGAGATCTGGTCATCCTTTTTCGCAAACAATCGCGGACGATCCCATCCAGCTCCTGGGTCCATACAATGCGACCGCAGCGCAAAACCTCGACAACAATCTCGGTCATTTATTTCATCCAGTCGAAATGATAGTTGACGCCAGCGCGCGCAATCACACCTTGATAACTCGCCTTTGTGGACATGCTGCTCACAACTTGGTCGATGAAATACTCCTGGTTGCTAACTGACTGCGTTCCGACATTGTAATAAAGAGCCTCACCCTTCACAGACCAATTCTGCGATACCATCCATTCAGCGCCGCCACCCGCAGTCCAGCCAGACACAAACTTGTTAGCTGTCGATTGCGACCATAGCGTCGGATAACCCTGAGCTAATGGGACTAAAAAGAAACCAGTGTCAGGTGATGCCTGTAATGACGCATTGCCATAAGCAAGACCGCCAGTCGCATAAACCAACACGCTCGGCGTAAAGAGATAACCGCCTCTAATCCTGCCCGTCCCTATCCATGAAATAGCTTGATTGACGCGGGTATTAACAACCCAACCGCCAGTGCCATTCTGTAGATTCAGCGCGCCAACGCCAGCAATGTTTCCAGATCCGTTAATGCCAGATCCCTGCATGTCGGCCTCAACGCCAAACACAAACTTAGGCGATACTTGATAATTATAACCAACCTGACCGCCAGCAACGACACCGCTCTGCGAGATATTAGACCCGCTATTCAATGGTGACGTTGTTGCCAGGCCCGTCAAATAATCAGTGCCAGTGTAAATAGCTGCCGTCGAGCTGCCGGTATTATTCACGCTCTGATCTGTTGCAAAACCATAGCCGACATTCAAACCACCATAGAAACCCATCCATAATGGCGCAGGTGCAAGTGGCGCTGACTTAACGGATGGAAGATCCGCTGCAAATGAAGATGTCGAGCACAACAATGCCGACGCTAAAATAATCCGTTTCATACCCGACAAGCCTTTCTTAAAAGCCCATAATCTCTCACCAGTTTAGAAAGTTGCCCGTTCGGATTCTTTCGAATCTCCGCAGCCGCCGCTTTTTGCTCGGCGATTGAATAGTTTTTAAGGGATGGGCAACCAGAAGCGCGGTAATCGCCAATACGATCATTGCAGCCGGCAAAATTAAAACTCGCCACGGTCAAAGTCATCGGCAGTATCAGTCGTTTCATAATGTGCATCGACGATCTCCTGCATTTTTCTGTATCGCTCTTCAT